TCCGTACCCTTTCGACTGGCACCGCGGCCACGCCGTTCGGCGGCTACACCGTGCCGACCATTCAAACGGGCGAATTCGTCAAGTGGCAGGATTGGAGCGCCCCGGTTCGTGAACTGGCAACCGTGCTTCAGTTCAGCCAGCCGTACGACCTCCCCGTCATCAATGGCCGCACCACCGTTACGGCTACGGCCGAAGGTGCGGCGTACACCGAGTCCGAATTCACGGTGGACCGCCGGCAGTTCAAGGCGTGGAAGATGACGGCGGAAACCAACCTGACGGACGAACTGTTGAACGATTCGGTAATCGACATGGCCGGCGAAATCCTTGCCGACCACGCCCGCGCCCACGTTCGCGCCCGCGAGCTTCGGCATTGCGTCGGAACCGGCGTTGCCAACAGCCAAGAACAGGGCATTTTCAGCAGCGGCGGCACGGCGTGGCTGTCGGACAACGTGATCCGCACCGGCGGCGCAACCACCGATGTTGACTTCGACGACATCATCAAGCTCTACGGTGCCATCCGCCCGGCGTACCAGCAAAACGCCGTGTGGCTGATGAACCCGGCTACGTGGGTGTCGTTGCTCCAGCTGCGCGATTCGTCGGGCGCTGGCCGCTACCTCTACGACGGTTTCACCGGAAACGTGGTCAAGGAAGGCGCTACCGGCATCCTGATGGGGCGTCCGGTGTACATCACGGAACACGCGCCCAAGTTCGTCAGCGGAACCGCCGGCGACTTCGTGTTCTACGGTGACCTGAAGCGCGCGTATCGCATCGTTGACCGTACGCAGGTCAAGTTCCTTTATGACCCCTACACCAAGAGTTCAAACGGCATCGTGATGTACAAGAGCGATTTCCGTTCAGACGCTCTGATCGTGGATAAGTACGCGGGCGGCGTAATCCGCAACGCTGCGGCTGGCGCGTAATTCAAGAGGCATTGTCCAACGCGGGGGTGGTGGTGATGAGCCACCACCCCCGTTTCTAAGGGGCGCACGATGGCAGCTTCACTAACCACGGCAAACGTCAAGAGCCATTGCCGCATTTACCACGCGGACGATGATTCCTACATTTCCACAATCCTTTTGCCGGCGGCAATCAAGGCGTGGGAGGCGGCTACCGGCCGGACCGCCGAACTTGTGGTGCGTTCCGTGAAGTGGTCAGAGGAAGGAACCACCTATTGGTATCCAACGCCCCAACCGTTGGACGGCACGTACACGCCGACGATTACGTACACCGACCCGGTAAACGGGTTGACCATTGAAAACGCCACCGTGTACTACGAAGGTGCGCGGGCGGTGGTGGAAATTCCAACCGAGTACGCACGGCCGGTGACGATCACGTACCGGACGCTTGGGCCGGACGATGCCGACGTAATGGGGGTGCTTCAGGCTTGCGCGATGTTGTACGCGTATCGCGGCGATGATCCTGGCAGCGCACAGGAACGCGCCGTGTCCATGCTTACCGCAATGTTCCACGAACGGGGCGTGTCGTGATCCCGCGTGGGATGTTCAGGCACCATTTCCACGTGCAAAATTACACGGCGTCCGTTGACGATTACGGCCAGCCCACCAAATCATGGTCATTGGTTACCCACGGCGGCGTGACTGGGCATATTGAATCGGCCGACGGTAGCCAAATCGACGCGCTGGACGTGGCCCGCGGACAGGTGCGCTACCGCATCGTGTTGCCGTTTGTGGCCAACCTGACCACCAAAAGCCGGTTGCTGTTGAAGGAAGCCGGCAAGGCCGACCGCGTGTTTCAGGTGGTAGGGGTGGTCGATACCGGCCTACGGCGTATGCAATTGGAGCTTGATTGCTTGGAAACCGTCGCATGATCCGCAACCCGATTGCCTACGAAGCCGCCGTAGCCCGCCGGAAAGCGGAGGCGAACGGCCGCAAGCGCAACGCGGCCAACGCGCTACGGGCGATGCGTGGCCAGCGTGGCTACAACCGCGACATTGCCGCGATGGAACGGGCGTTGCGGCGGATGCCGGAAGCGGCCGGCCGGAACATCCTGAAGCGTGTAGCCCGCAAGGCGTCCAAGGGGCAATTGGTGTTGTTCCGTGCCGCGTGGCGATCCATCACGCCGAGCGCCGCCCGAGCTGCGGAGCGGTTGCGGGAACTTCGCCGCGGTCCAACTGCCACGTACGAAGTGGAAGGCCGAACGCGGCGCGTCGGCCGGTTCGGCGGCAATTTCGACGGCGGATGGATCCCGAACACCGTTCGCAAGGCCATTGCAATGGCCACCGTCAATTTCGCGGACATTAAGGCCGGCAAACTCCGTTGGGGCGCTGGCGTCAAGTACACCCGCACTCGACTGTCCCGATTGTCCCCCCTACTGAACGGCAAGTTTCGGGTTCTCGATAGGGTGAAACTGATCCATACCCCCCAAGAGATGCTCCGTAAACTTGGGGAAACCGCGCGGCTCACGTTCGCGCAGGAATGCGCCAAGGAAGCATTGAAGGTGAAAAAGTGAGCATTGAAACTGTTATCTATGGGTGGTTGTCCAGCTCCGGAACCGTTTCGGCGCTGGTGGGTACGCGCATATCGCCGGAATGGCGCCGCGAGGGTACCGAATTGCCGGCGGTGGTCTACAGCGTGGACGGCCGAGAGCCGGTACGCCATATGGGCGGATCGGCGGCGCTCGAATCCTTCGAAGTGTCGATTACGTGCATGGGCGCGACGGCAAACGCGGCGCGTGACCTGGCGGCGGCGGTGCGAACACGTATGGAGGCCAATTTGGGTTGGGCAACCGCCTACGACGGGACCAGCGTAAAGAATGCCCATCGCACGGGCGAACAACTAGAACGTATCGACGATGCCGAAGGAACGGACGACGGAGCCCGCGCCGTTCGGCAGACTTACACCATTTGGGCTACCGGAGGCTGAATCATGGCAATCCTTGGCAACTACAACACGATCACCATTGCCGGCGTGACCTGCACGGCATCCAATTTCACCGTGTCGGCAACGCGGCAATTGGTCGAATCAACCGCGATGAACGATACAAAGGTGCGTTTTTTGGCCACCCGCGCCCGGTGGTCCGGCAGCGTTACCGTGCATGGCGATATGGCCAGCCTGTCCACCATCGTTGCTGAAATCGACGATGAGGATGCAACGGTAAGCATGACCGTCGCCAACAGCGGAGGGGCCACGAATTGGGTGCCGCCGGCGGCGATGTCCGTTTGGATCACCGGAGTTACGGCGAACTATGCCAACGACACCGTCGCAACGGTTGACATTACGTTCGAAGGTTCCAACGTGGCGTTCGTCTAATGCTGTGGCGCCATCTATCCAAGGGGATTGAAACGTACCCCCACGTGGTCGAAATCCGCCCATGCACCGTTGGTGAATGGCGCAACGTTGACAAACTGCCGGAGGCCGAGCGCCCGGACGCCATCGTACGGTTGTGCTGTCGTATCGACGGCCAGCCGGTGTTGGTGCCTGATGCGCTGGACATCCACGTACATAGTGCGGTTGTGGCTGGAGTCATGGCAAACCCTTGGAGTGGTCTACCGTTGACCGAATAGAACGGTTGCTAACGGTGCTTGCGATGGCCACGGGTGCCAAGCCACACACCGTGGCACCGTGGGAAAACCACGGGGCAGCGACCGTAAACACCCTGCAAAGGATCATTGAATGGCAAGCACAGTCCTACGGGTTGAATTCGAAGCCGCAACCGCCGGATTGAAGCGTGGGGCGCAGGAAGCAATCGGCATTATGCGCGGCACGAACGCCGCTATTGCCAGCCTTCAGGGTATGGCCGGTGCGATGCTGTCGGCGCCGATCCTGCAAGCGGCCGAAGCGTTGGCGCAATACCGGGAGGAAGCCAGGTCCGCCGGCCGGCAATTGGCGTCCCGGTTCTCGCCGGAAATGGTGCAAGCCAACGTGACCAATCGGCTACGGGAAATGGAAGTGGGCCGGCAGCTAGCCGAGCGATACGGGGCGCAATTTGCGGAACAGGAACGCCGTAAAAAGGAACAGGAATTAGGGCTAACCGCCCTGAACGCCGGCGCACCGAAAACGCTTGCGGAACAGGCTATGTATGGGCTCCAAAACCCAACCCGTACGTTGTCGGAGGGGTTCATGGCTAGCGGTGAACTGGCGGCGTCGGCGCTGCAATTCGTCACCGGTGGTGACCAAACGGAAATGGCCGTCAACGCCGTTTCCGGTATCCAACGGTTGCGCCGTGCATTTGGGTTGGGCGAATCGTCCGAGTCCATTGCAGGTGAAACCGAAATGCTCCGCCTTTTGCGGGACGTGGCAACCAACACACAGGGGGCTAGGTAATGGCGTGGCAAATTCGACGTGTTGCAGACAGCAACCGGGCATCCGTGACGCTGGAGCCGCGTAGTTCATCGTTTTCCGCCGAGTGGCACGTATGGAACGACGATATAACCTATGACGGGTCAACCGATAGCACGTGGACGGTGCTTGCCCTAATCAAAAACAACACGCTAAACATTCCGTTTATTGGGGAACGGTTGGTGTCCGGCGCGACCGATGCCGGACTAGCGCAACTCATCATTTCCGATTTGCAGGTGGTGCCGATCCCGTCGAAAGCCAACGCCTACCGGGTGGTGGCAACCGGTGATGCCCCGTTGGTTGGGATTGCGCCCTATCCGACCGTCAAGGTAACCCGGTTGAGCAAGCGGCGGACGGTGCCGATGTACGTAAAGCCTACTTCAATCCCAAGCAATGGCAGTCCAGCCGTGTACGGCTATGCACCGTTCCCGCCGGCAGCGTTCATTTCCGGAACGATTGTGAATCAATTGGGGAACCCGATCATGGTTCCCATCCGACAGGAACAAATCACCATTGAGTACGTGCGCCATTTGCCGGCCGAACTGGCCTACACCCCCGGTAATTGGCAGGATTCATTCGCGGAAATCGATAAGCGAAACGCTACCGATTTCCTTGGATACACGGCGGGGTTCGTCAAGTACGAAGGGCGCACCCGAACGTTCCTGACGGATCAAGTTATGTCCGTGCAAGATACGTTCCTATTTGACGAGTGGGCATTTCTCACCCAAGAGGTGCAGCGCGACGATGTAGGGAACGTCATTTGTGACGCAACCCCAATTACGATTGTCAACCTGCCACAACTGGTGACCAATCGCGCCTATTGGTTCCAGCTGTACGACCAAACGGTGGAAATGAAACCCGTAGGCGGGGTTAGTGAAATCCTGCCGCCGGAAATCTATACCCACCTAACGACCGCAACCCCCGCGTGGTAACCGATGCCGGCACGATTTACATTCGGTGGTTCGGTATCGGCAACGGTGCTGAACCAAATTTGCGAAGCCGCGGACTACGTTGCGGAGAACACCGACACGTTGACGCGGGCGCAATCCGCAATGCCGGCCAACACGTACGGAATGGTGTTGCTCCGGATTGACGGCAACACCGCCAGCGGCAGCAACCGGTACGTGTATACGGGGGATGCCGTGTTGCCGACGGCTACGGCGTACACCGAGGCCACCCGCAACGGAACGCATTTCAACAACGTCACGGCGTACAACCTGGCGGAGTGGAAAAACACGGCTGGTGCCGCCGGCGGCGGCGTCAACGCCACCCGAGCCAACACCCTTGGGTTTGCCATGTTGCCGGTGCCGACCAATTCAATCGTGTTGGCGTTCCCAATCCGCACCACCGGCGGGAAAACGGTGCTGGTGTTCGACCGCCAAAACATATTCGACGGTGAATGCACGTCCTCGCTCGTCACGACCATTGACGGGGGAACCTACTAATGGCCGACGTAATCCGCCATAAGCGCAGCGGCACCAGCGGAGCGGCGCCAACAACCGGCGATTTGCTGCAAGGGGAATTAGCCGTCAACTACTACGACGGTGCCGTATTCATGGAAACGGACAATGGCACTACCGTTGCCATTGCCAAGATTGACGGCAGGAAATGCCAGGTTGACGCTTACACGGCATCGGCAACGTGGACGAAGCCGACCGGAGCAAGGAT